GTGAATGCACCTTGTGGCAGTGTAAGTTCAACTCGGCGTACTCCTGCTGGATTGTTTGTGCGGATAACCGCGTCTCCACCAAGTTGAAGTTCTTGTACATCTTGTGGCAAAACAATTGGTGCTTGCACTGACTTCTCTGCTGCTTCCATTGCAAGTAATGCAAATCGGTTACGAAGCAACTGAATACCAAGTACATCATCAAACTGTCCACGCAATTCGCCATCTACAGATGGTCGTTTTGCAACAACAACATTCATTACACCAAGCGGATTAGTTGCATGAGATAACAACATGTTATTGCGGGATGGTAAATAAAGCACAGACTGGTCTTTGTCATAGTAGCGAATCATCTCTACCATGCCATTGAGTTCTTGCTTATAGCCCATTTTGCCTAACAACTCATACTCATGTTCTGGGAACATAGCCACTAGTTCACCTAGTGTCATTGAGTATCGTTTAGCAAAAGCAACGCAGCGTCCATAGCGGTCAAATTCGGGATAAGCCCCGACAGGATTTTCTAAGCGGATACGTGGCATTTGCGCTTCATCATCCAGTTCAATAATGAACGGGAGGAAACCATATGTAATATATGCATCTGCACCATTGTACATTTGTACTTGCAAATCAGAATGAATAAAGTAATTGGCTGCAATACGAGTACGTTTGTCAGCAAAGTTACGAGCACGGTCATTAGTCTGATTAGCAGCAGAACAATTGATAGCAGGCAGTGGAGCAATAACTTCAGATAAATCGCGTGCAACAATGTCAATAAAGTTTGCTACTACGTTTTGGTCAATACCATCTGGAAAGAAGTTAGGATAGACCTGAGAGATTTTACCCTGACGTACCATCTGTACATCACCATTGCGCTGGTCACGACCATGCGCTCGGTAGCGTAGCGTTTGAACGCGTGCGCCAATCTGGTCCATTGATAACATTATTGTCCTAACGAGTTAAAGGGAAAAATATTTACTTAGCGTATTTTGAATTATGTTTTAAATCAGTATAGGTTTGCATTGAACCCTTATAACCTGGTGCTTTAACGGTTACATTTGGGCTTACCTTTACGCTTCTGTTTAACCCAGTAAGAGGTGGAACTGATTCTTTGTAAGTTGAATTAACACTTGCTCCATTTTTGCCAGTAATTCCAGCACCAGTGCGAACAATACCTTTTGCTGAAAAACCGCCACTTGCTGCTGTTGGGTTTTCTTTTGCCATTTTATTTTCCTATCCATAGGTTTCTTGCCATTGCTCTGCAAAGGCATCATCAAGGTTGACTGCGTATCTATTATCCATTTGTGCTCTAGTAGCCCAACGGTTAGTAAGGTACTGAGATGTTCTACTTGCTTGTTGCATTAGTTCGCGGATGCGAATGACTGCAAACCATAAAGCCATAACGGTATCTGTCTTGCCTCTAGTCTGAGGTTTCCAAGTTAACAGTTGCTGAGTTAGAGCCTTTAGTCCTTCACCACCTTCTGATGAGGGTAGTTCAATGACATTATTGTTTTGGAACTTTCCATCACGCTCCGTACCAAAGAGGTTTGACATGGAGGCAACGCCGAAAGATGTGTCCCATTTGTTCTTGCCTGTAAAGTGAGCATCAAGTCGTACGCCGTGGACAGAGAGCCAGTTGCGTAGTTCGTCATCAAGGGCATAGGCTTTTTGGTGAGCGTTGATTTCAACGCGAAACTCTTGCGGCTTATACTTGAGAACCAGTTCTTCAATTGTTGCTCTAATCTTCTGAGGTGTTGGGTCTTCCATGTTAATGGAGTCCAACACATAAATCTTTCCATCAGCACGGTTGTAAGAACAAACCACAAATGCTGAGTTACCAGTCATAGCAGGGTCAAACCCAACTACAGTAAATGCTTCTACTTGTGGTGGGTGTCCCACTGCCCCTGCCCGTAGTGGACCTCTTTTTCGCATCCCGTTGGTGCTTCCCTGTAAGAGAACTGGCGGGAAGATTGAGTCTTCCATGATATCTTCTTGTTGGTAGACGAGTGCCCAGGTTGAGGGTGTAACTTCGCTTCTTCGTCTGTTGAGGGTCTTGCCGTCCCACTTGGGGTAGTAGCCGTTTTCCTGAGGAGTCTCATTATCCCCATCCCACGGGACATCCGACTCTTTCCAAAGCGTAACCCAGTCTTCTGGTTTTTCGCTATACTCCAGTACAGCAGGCATACCCATATAAGTAAAAGGAGTTTTGCCACCAGACCAGTGCTTCGGGTTACGAAGTTCTTTATATAAATCATTGGCTGCAATTCGTGTCCCTACGACTAGCAATTTACCGTTCTTACCCAAACGAGTAATAACTTCTTTCTGTAACCAGTCCAACTGCTTTTCCCACTCATGAGCGTTAGCGGTAGTAATACAGTCGTCTAGAATAATCAAGTCTGCGCGAGCGCCGTAAATCTGACCACCCATACCTAGTGCTTGAATAGTTGGGTCTTTCTCAGATGAGTTACGCGCATCACCCCCAAGGTAGACTGTGTCGGTACGCCAAGTATCTGCGTCCTGTTTCCAACCGCCTTCTGGACCATAAGCGGTCTGCAGTTTAAGCCAGCGTGGGTGGGACAATCGTTGCTTGATAGCGTATACGAACTCGCGTGCCTTAGTGATAGTCTTAGAAACCACAATGATGCGGATATTAGGATTGAGGGCAATGCGGTAAGTTGGATAGTTCACCGTGACAACGGTGGACTTAGCGTGCTCAGGTGGCACGTTGATTAGGAGGCGGTTTCCTTCTCCTGGCTCATATATAATATTCTTGTGTTGCCATGATGGTTCGCGTCCCTCCAGAAGGTCAATCCAGTTCTGGTGGTGAGGGAAGACCGTCTGGTCAAAAAACATCTTAGAGAAATCCGCAAAGGGGATACTCTCCTTTTGGACACCCAGGGCATCAAAGGATTGTTTACTTCCTTCTTCCTTTGCCTCTTCCAGTGCCGCCGCAAAAAGTGGGTCTCTAACCATCCATTGTCGGATTGTGTCTGGCTTCTTGCCTATAGCAATCATAGCCGCCTGAGGGGAGACGCCCACCCTCACCTTATCTAAAACCTCAGCCTTAGCCTTTGCCACACCCTTGGAGAGGTGGTGCTCATCCCCTGATTTAAAGCCTGACATCATTCATCCCCTTACTGAAGGCAGACTTGTCCCGCCGTATAGAAGTATATCTGTACAACAGTCTGTCACAGTATGAGGAAGGCTATAAAAAGACTTCCGAATATATTTTACTGTACATATATATTAATCCGTTCAAATTGCTAAAACGAACTATCAGGTTCTAAATAGATATAAAAGTCCTGTTCAGACTGTATCCCCAGTCACTATATACAGAAATATTTATAGACAGAGATACCAACAGTATCAGACAGACAGATTAAAACAGTCTGGGTCAAGCCCAGACATGTTCTAATCTGTACAGACTGTCACTACTGGACGTAGTCTGCGTAGAGATACTGTCTGTCGGGCTGTCGCCCACTATAGGATTTATGTCAGACTGGGAGGCAGTCTGTTTAAATCTATTTCAAACCAAAGACTAACTGCATTGTCAGTGAGTCACGCATGCTGTCTATGATACAGCGTGTCTAAAGCCACGCTCGGTATCCGTTAGCCAGATGCGTTTAGGTTTTAATCTATCAGTCGCCTGCATGGTAAACCCTGCGTCAAATCGGTCTATGTCTTTCCTATTCGGAAAGCCAAAACTATCCCGATTGCTCTGCCCGCGGGGTGCAAGCACCCACGCGTGCTCGGCTGTCTAAAGCCATCCGCGCCCTCAGCCCAAGCATGGGCTTCGGTATGACATCACGGTTTATCCAATTGGCGAACCGATAGATTGTCGGTGGAACTATAACTAAGGAGAAAGCAATGAACGAAGTAACCTACACACAGGAAGACTCACTCACCATTAGCAACGTCTGTCCTGAGTGCATAGCGCAAGAGCAACTCTGCACGGACTGCGTAGAGTTGGCAGACGCACGCCTCACAGACCGTGTATATGAGGCGGCATCCGAAGGTAACCTCATGTACAAGTCTCAATGGCTGTATCAGGAGGAACCTTCTGGTCACGACTGGACAGAGCGTGACGGCGAGTTCAAACTCCCTATCGTCCAACTACAGGACGGAGGCACATACGACAACGTGTGGGAGTTGCAGGACTACACCCAAGCACAGCGCGAGCGAGTGTGCCACATGTGCCACCTCACCACGCCCAAAATGTTCAACCAATGCCAATCATGTGACGCAGAACTGGAGGTGAATGTAAGATGACTACATGCAACGACTGCAAGCAACCAACGGAGGACGCATACCTAGTACCTCCAAACAAGGCAGTGTGTCCAACATGTCTTGAGAAATGCCCGTGCTTCTGGGGTGGGACTTGTCCAGAAGATAAACACTAAGTTACAGGTAGCCCTGTTGCCTACGGCAGGGCTACCTTCCACAAGAAACTAACTACGAAACAAGGAGAAACAAATGGAACTACAGAATACAGTAACAATCACAGGTACACTAAAAAACATCCGTACATTTACAGGTTCTAAGGGTACTCTCGCAACAGGTTGGCTTGACCAACGTGACATCAGCCGTACATCAAATAACGTGATGGACCTCATGGTATATGTAGCAGGCATCAACATTGTATCATTAGATGATTCTACAGTTGGTGACTTAGTT